CATCTTCGGTCACGACCGGCGGCGCATCTTTGCCGAATAGCCGGCTAACCACGATACCCTGACCGGATGGATCGCCGGTCGGGAAACAAATCAGGATCTCGTCGCCGATATTCGGCGCCCAGCAGAGACCAAAATCCGCACCGGAATATGCGGTCCCGATCCTTAACCAATTTGTCTTCATCCCGGTCGTCAAAATTTCTGCCGCTACCAGGTAATTCGGCAGGTCGATCTTGGTTATCTTGCCAACCGCGAAAAACTGTTGCTTGGCCAATGCCTTCTTGATCTGTTCCTGAATTTCCCTGATCATGCTTCCACCGTTTTCGCTTCGGTCAAAACTTTGCTCGCAAATTTGACCGTGGTCAGAAATCCCTGGACTCCGTAATCGATGTCGATGTCGGTCACATAATATTTACCGGCCAGCTTGATTCCCTTGATCTCGATGCCGTCACCAGGTTCGAGATCCGGATCAACCGGAACAATGAGCGATCCGGTCGTGAGTTCGTTGGAATACTGGCGGAGCAGAGCTTCAGCCCGGGCCGCCACTTCCTTTTTAGATTTGAGCGTTTCATCCCATACCGTAATAATTTTATAGTTTTCCCGATTGCACTTGTTCGATGCCGCGATATAACTGATCCGGCCCAGGGTGGGATTATATCCAACCACCTGGACTTTAAGCGCCAGGGTTAAAGTTTTGTCCTGGGTAATTTCCAGCTGGCTGGGTACAATCCCCAATTTTGGATCCGGTGAATAGACCCGTTTGATGTTCGAAGAGATCTCGCGTTTTTTAAAGACGATCATCTTATCCTTGGTTACGTAGGCGTCGAAGCCTTCTTTTTCGGCCAGGCTCCGGATCACGTCCCAGGCCGGCATACCGCCCGCATATAATTTATCCTCCAGGTAGGTATTCGCGGTCGCCTCGAGATCCTTTTTGAATCCGTACTTGTCCGCGATGACTCCGACAATCTGGGATGCGGTCTTGCCGGTAAAATAGATCGCCAGCTCCGAAGATACGATCTGGTCGATCAGGAGCCCCGTGTAATCCCGGCCGCTGACCGTAATCATCTCCTGCGGAATGTACGGAAAATCCGCCGTATCGACAAAACCCCGGAAACAAATCGTCCCGATGATCTCCACCTGGATCAGTTCGCCCGAAGTCTGGTAAAAAATATCGGTATAGCGGTCCCCGCCGTTTTCAATCGTAAAATTAAAATCGTTCGCTTCAGCCCGGGTGTTTTTCCCGAGGTGGAGTGACTGTACCCGGGTAATCTCCTTGTCGTCAAGCAGGATCCGGATGTCATCGCTCATACCGGGATCTCCAATTCCTGGCCGACTACGATCAATGTCGGGTCCAGGATGTCGTTGGCGGCCGCGATCTCCGACCAGCGGTTCGGCGTGTTGTAATACTTTACCGAGATCCCCTGCAGCGTATCGTCATCCCGCACGGTGTACGTCTGCTCCTTCTTCGGCACGGCCAGACATGCCGTGTACATGACGCCGCCTTCAGTGGCGATCGCCTGGACGTACTGGTAGACGTATTTGATCATTTCCTCGGCCGCCGAATAATTCCGCTGTGGCGCGTCCAGGATTCTTTTCGCTTCCTGTTTGATGATATCGCATTGCAGGAGGCAGATCCCGAGTTCGAATTTCAGGAGGTTCAGCTGGTTGGCCGGCAATTCGGCCAACTCCCGGATATCCCGGATCATATTTTTTATCTTGGCCAGGCCTTCCTCGAGCTTCCAAATCGCATTATGGACCTGAGCCAGCGCGCCCCGGAGCTCGAATCCTTTCGCCTGGAGCTTGATCAAAGCGATCCAGGCCTGCATTCGGTCCGGCGCGTAGATCTCGGGCTGCGGCATGAATACAAACGGTTCGGGTTCGGACACTTCGACCAGGTCCATGGTGTACCGGATATTGCCCCGGCGCAGGAGATCGAAATTAAACTGCTGTATCCGGACCTTCCATGAAGCATCCTGGCCGATTGCAAAGATGACCTCTTCGCCTTTCCGTTTCGTCTCATCGAAAGCGAGCGCGAGTTTGATCCCGCCGTCCGATGCCCGGAGGATCCCGCCCAGGGAAAACCGCTTCGGACCGGGGCCGAAATCCTGGAACGCATTCTGGGTATGCGGTAGTTCGATCTCCGCAATTTTCTGCGGCGACTGCACGGTCAAACTATCCGGCAGCGGATTTAAATTTGTATTCCCAATCTTAACGTTCAAAACCGCCTCGCTTCGGCTTTTAATCGGCGATCCATTTTGGCCATCACCAGCCGAGCAATGTTTTCCGCATCGATCATCGTTGAACCGCTTGAAATCAAATTTATTGTAATCCCACCCAGGTTGATATTTGCTTCGGCGTTTGAGCGACTGGCCATGGATTTATTCCGGATCTCTTCGCCTTCATGGACGATCGCCAACCCGGTTCTATTCACGCGGGCTGTGCCAGCTTGGTGCTGGGGTATCGGTGTTGCGCTCCCGCCCGAGGCACCGCTGATTACCGCCACCGATGGTTTATTTAACAATGACGGGAACATCCGCTTTATCTCTTCTTCGCTAATACCCAATGATTTTAACTCCGCAACAAACGCTTCTTTTGTTTTATGCGCGCCTTCTTTGCTGACATTCAGCCGCCATTCGAAATCGATGAATTTTTTTATCGTCTCCTCCGGCAGCCGGACACCCTTTTTTAATTCGGCACGGATATTTGTTAATCGCGTGAGAATAGCATTCTCATCCTCCGCGCTGATCCATTCCTTACCCTGGAGGTGTGCGATCAGTTTCTGAACTTCCTCATCCAACCCTGGGATCTGCCGAAGCAAGGTGCCGATCTCCCAACCTGCAAAGGCTGCCGTAGCAACCACACCCACCTTGGAAAGAGTACCAACCAAACCGGAGGTCGATCCGGTCAAATTTTTCATTTGCGAATTAATGTTTCCGATCGGCGCACCACCCAAAATCGCTTCGCGGTTCAATCCCGCCTGCGCGATTCTTGTCAGGTCTGCTTGAAGTCTCCACATTTTAAAGGCACCAAGCAGCGTTACCATGGGTCCTGCGATCGTCGCGATTGCACCGCCGATGCCGACAATTGCACCGGCTACACCCAGAATGCCAGCCGCCAACTTGTTTTCTGACAACCATTTTGCCAAGCCGCCCAATGCCTTGCTGAAACTTTCTGTCAAAGGTAATAATGATGTAGCCAAGGCTTCCTTAAGTTCACCCAGCCGGGCATTCAATATCATCTGGCTTTTTTCCCAGTTTTTGGTCTGTTCGTTCGCATCCTTGAAAATTTGGGATCCCTTATCGGTCTGGGCGCTTAAATCGGTTAAGGTTTTTTTCTGAGTTTTCAGATCCTCGAGGTTGGATATAAAATATTGCACCATGTCGGCGCTCGATCCGAAATACCGGGAGAGGAAAGCCAACTGTTGCTGGGCGTCCTTGATCCCGAGTTTCGCCATCGCGCCCTTCATGTCCTCGAGGAAAACGATAAAATCATTATTCTTCCGGAAGTTCGGCATCAGGGAAAGCAAGCCCGGCGATTTGCTCCGGAGTTTAGTCATCGTATCCAGGATGTTGTCCATGGCGGCGCCGCCCATTTTTAATTTTACTGCATCCTTACCCAGGATTGCGGCCGTAGCCAGCACCGTCTCCATGGATTGACCGGCGCTTTTCGCCTTGATCGAAGTTGACCCCAGATATAGGTTCAGACCCTCCCAGTTGCCGCCCAGCCGCTTCATTACTTCGGATAGGACATTACCCGTACCGATCATCTTCTCTTCGTCGGAAAGGCCTTTATTCATCCGATCGCTAAATTGCATGAATGTCGTCGTCAGCATGTTGGTCGCCGATCCCAGATCGATACTCCGCGCGGTTGCCAGGACGGCCGCGATGCTGGTCGCCTCAATCCCTTTCGCATAATCGCCGAACCGGCCGCCGGCCGCGCGCATGGAATCCGATATTTCGCCGTCAGTCATACCCCAGGTTGTTTTAATTTCGGAAAAGGCTTTTTTGATCATCTCCTTCGAGACGTTCGCCGATTCGCCCATGTCGATCAATACCCGGCTGATCGCCGACTCGGTTTCACCGGCTTGTTCTACGGCACCCTTCATATAATTCGTAATTGCAACACCGGCCGCGGTAATTCCCAGCCCGATTGCCCCGATTTTTTTCGCCTGGTTAAAACTCTTGGTAAATTCGTCGGCGGATTTTTGGGAGACGTTCCTTAAAACGGAGAGATCCCGCTCAGCCTTCGCCACGACTTTCGAATAGAGATCCTTGGCCAGCAGGACGACGCCGACTTCAAAGGCGGTTCTCATCGGTTACGTTTTTCCTCGAGCTGTCGGATTTTTTCCACCAGCTCTGCTTCCATCAATTCGCGCTCAGCGGTCGGCATCATCAGGATATCCTTTATGCTGTATCCAAATTCTTCAGCGAGGATTTTAAGCCCGACCCGAAACCGAAAAAACCGTTCAAGTCCTCGATCTCCTTCGGCGTCAGGATGTTCAATTGGTTATAGGCCATAAGCAGGGCGGTCATATCCTTATTGGATAGATCAAGCAGATCCTCGTAACCCTTGGGCTTGGGTTTGCCTTCGATCTCGACAATACAGAGCGCGATGTCGTTGAAAACTTTTAAATCTTTCTCATCATCGGACTTGCCGATGAATTTCCGGATCGTCGTCACCTGGTCGAGGCCCGTCATTTCCCGCATCTTGACTTTTTTTCCGCTCGGCAATTTGAATTCGATTTCCTTCATGTGATCTCCTTTCTTTGACCGAGGGGCTCCTGGTGGCAAGGAGCCCCTCAAGCCTGGTCCCGCCTGTGGCGGAACCGCCCTGGCTCTGGTTATGCCAGAATTTCCATGTCTTCGGCCACCCAGTCCAGATCTTCGGTTACGTAATTGCCCCGGCTGATCGATTCGCCCAGCTTCGGGAACAGGACTTCCTTGAACATCTTCACCTGTACCGTGCCGTCGTTATAGATCGTGGTTACGACCAGGAGGTGGCGGGGCGGATCCGTGATACCCGGATGTGCCGTATCCCATGCGAGCTGCGCCAGCACGCCGTCGTACTCGCCGCGTTTCAGGGATCCCGAGTATTTTGCGCCTTCCACCAAGTATTCGGTCGAGCCGTCAATCGGTTTGTGTTCGACCGTTTCGAGTTCCTGGTTGAGCGTCACCTCATCCCACTTGCCGACGTCGACCGGTCCGTTGGCCCCGACGATCTGGGCCATGGCCTGCCTGGAAACAATTGCTCTCTTAGGCATGATTCACCTTCCTTATTCTTCCGTCGTCACGATGACGTTCGGCCCGATTTCCGCCTGGAAGTTGATGTAGTCCATGACGTTGAACAGTTTCACGCCGTAGCGGACGATGAGCTTATGCGCCGCCTGGATAGCCGGCGGATTGTTGTCCTCGTCGCACTTAACGAAGAAACCCTCGATCCACCCCGCGAGTTGCAGGTTCCGGAACCAGTTCGTCAGCCCGGTCAGAACCGCCTGCCGGTTCTCCGGCGTGATCGGCAGGGATACGGCCCAGCCGAACGTATCCTCGACCGATTCCATCACGTAGTCGGTCATCCGGCGTCGGTAGACCTGGTTCAGGTTCGCGTTCGATGAGCAGTTGATTCCGTTGCGGACCCGGATCCCGCGCGTGCCCCAGATGTAAGTCGGCGAGATCTTCGAGTTCTGCAGACTGACCAGGTCCGCCCGCGACAGCTGACGTTCGAGGCCGAGCACCGTATATTCCTGGTGATTGCAGGGCGACAGGTACGGATCGAGCCGGGCCAGTAGTCCGGCGCGGAATCCGGCAGGCCGCATCGACCGCGCGACCTGCATGACCGGATCATACACAACCCTCCAAGGGTAACTCAGCACGGCCCGGTCCTCGTCCAGCGCATCGCCCAGCACCTTGACCTCGGCGACGGTCATGAAGATCGGCGGGTTGAGTACTGTTATCCGGTCCGCCATCGTCTGGCAATGCGCGACTTGTATACTGCGCGTGTTCGAATCGTCCATGTCCGTGATGACGATGTTGATATCGTCGTCAAGCTCCAGTAGGTCGATGCCTTCCTTGGATCCGGATCCGGTGTAAACCGGATTGGCGCCGCTCGCCATGTCGTTCGTACCGGCAACCGGCAGGTGCCCGGGCGGCGTTTGACTGGCCGGCGCCAGGTCTTCGACCACGATCATATTGCTCGAGGCGTTGATGATCGTCGGGAAATACCGCGCTGCGGTTGATACGATGGAAAGGTTGTCCCAGGATTCGATATGCTCGAGCTGCACGCCCTTTTCCCAGTAATAGAATTTCACGGTCAGCTTGAAGGTGTTCGTGATCGCTCCGTCGGTGACGATCGCCTGCATACCGACCTTAGGCGACGCGGCATAATTCGCCCAGACGCCATCGATGAGCGCGGTGATCTTGAGTTTATTCACCGGTGTCGGTGTCTGCCGGTCCACGATCGTCTTGGTCGCCTGGGTGCCTTTCACGCGCACGACGACTATAGCCGGGCACTTATTTTTGAACGCGGCCATTGCGTCGTATGCTGCGCCGCCGACCGCGAGCCCGCCGAAATTCAGGACCAGGTCTTCCCAGGTCCCGAGCCGGGTCGGCTTGTTGATATCGCCCTGCTTGAATTTTCCGACCAAACCCACGGTCCCCGTACCGACGCCCTGGGCCGGCGCTCCGGACGGCGCAATTTCTTCGGAATAAACATCGGGTAGATCAAAAGTAGGTGGCATTATTCCTCCTTATCTCTTTTTGCCGCTCGAGGCGGGTCTACCTTCACCCGGGTCTTCGGCTGGTTTTACTTCCTCGAGCCATCCTTTTTGCAACGCTTCCTTTACTTCCATGTTATCACGCGGCACTTTCCCATTGCCGACGACCGTGTGATAACCCTTCTCGTCCCGGAAAGTGAATTCCGGCAGATTCACTTTCACTTCGATTAAATCCCTCATGGTCACGCTCCTTGGTTCAAAACTGCGACGTTGGTTGAAACTTCGCCCTGGTATTCCACGGTGCCCGGGCCGGTCACGAGCTTATCAGTCATGGTCCCGGAAACTTCCAGGGTGAAAATACGTTCAAAAATCCGTTCGTCTTCCGGGCCCGGCAATACATCACGGAAACTCGGGTTGGCGGTAAAATGAAATTCTTCATCTTTTCCAAAATACTTGATCTTCATAATTTGCGACAGGAAGGTCATGGTCAGCTGCTCGAGCTGAACCTCGATAGTCGACACCAGATGAAAACTAAAAATCATCTGCGCTTCGCAGGTCGCGGTTTCCACGATCAGCTTGTCGCCGTCCGTTTTCACAGTCTCCGGGCAGCCATCCTCGATCCAGTCTTCGATCTTGACCGAGCCGAGCAATACCGCGCCACGTGGATAACCATATTTCTTTCTCCAATTCGCATCCGGCACACCGATCGTTACCGGCACGATCGGATTTTGGAAAATGCCTTCGATCACTCTCTTTAGTTCTATTCCCGCGACGATGAACATTTACACTCCCGCCTTCAGCTCAGCTAAAAATACTTTCCGGATTTTATCGAGGTTCTCATTCGCCGCCGGCTCCAGATACGACCGTGCCGGGATCGTAATGTTATTGTTCGCGCCGGCGGACGTTGTCCCGAACTCGTGTACCGGTGAGTATTTTAAACCGCTGCCGATCACTCCGCGCGTCGCCTCAACTTCGCTGTGGATTGAACGCAACAACGTTCCGGTATCCCACAGCATCCGATCGTCCTTTTTCCGGAGCAGGGTCAGCGGCGAAAGCGCCGGCCAGTCGGTGCGGCCGTTCCGGATGTTTTCCTTGGCGGCCGTCTCCACGACGAGCGTCGCCTTCTTCATGGCCCGCTCCATGCGCGTCTCCGCATCGTCCCCGATTTTTTTAAGAAATGCCTGAGCCCGCTCGAATCCGAATACCGTTTTCATTGCGCGCTCCGGATCAAGAGCCTGAGCACCCGCATCCCGCGCAGCGGCATCTCGACCGTTTCCGCGACCTCGTACTCGAGACCCCGGATCACCAGGATATCCCGGGCCTGCACGTCGGTCGCGTCCGGGACATGGACATACGCGTTTGCGGTCTTGCCGGCGCCGAAGATCTCCTGCAAGATTTTTTCCGTGACGTTCCAAAAAACCTTGCCCCGGAAATTCAGCACCAGATATTCGTTTTCGCCTTCCTTCACGACTTCGCCGAAATCGGAATCGTAGGATTCCGGCGGCACCGACGTTTTGAGCCGCCGGCGCGTGATGAGTTCGCCGGAGCCTTCGATGATCTCCTGCGAATTGGCCTTGACGAAATCGAAGTCGTCTTTGATCATCATAATTTTATAGATATCCCCACGGCCCGCTGGTTGATGAATTGGATCGCGTCCACGGATAGGTTCGAGATTATCCGTAAATCGATGCCGGCGCCGGGTCCCATGCTGTTGACGTAATAACCGCAGACGCCGAACCGCCAGACCTCGATTACCCGGAGCTTAAATCCGAATCCGATCGTTTTGAAATCGCTGACCGCAGTAAAATGCAACGTCGGCGAGATCCGGATCAAAGCCGGCCGGGTTAGGGTCACGATCACGTTCGCGCTCTCCGGCTTCACATACACTTCTTCGCCGCCCGGGACCAATAATTTGGTCGTGTCCTTGGACGGCGGAATGATGATCTCAAGGCGCGGCTTACCATCCTGGCCAATCAGTCTTTGCTTGATGATCGCTTTTACCGGTTTGGCCGCTTCCGGATTCTCCGGCTTCGCCCAGGCCCGATCCTCGGCTTGTTCAATGGTCTGCCCGATGCTTTTCACGGCCTTCACGGTCTTATTGCAACCCCGCAGCAGCATAGCCAGGTAAAATATGCAGACCAGGGCGATTATGCCGACCACCGCCATTACAATCCACTTGATCCATTTGAAAGTGTTCATTCTTCCTCGCTTTCCGACGGGTCGACTTTTTTGATCTGGAATAGAACCGGCTTCCCGTCGAACTGGTCCTTGATCGTGTCCCAGAGCGTCTGGTAGAGTTCCGTAAACATTTTCGGCGTCATGGACTTGTCCACGCTTTCCGTACCCTGGGTATATTTGAAATAGGTCGCTGTATCCGTGGCCAACGCCAGGTAGCAGGAGCAGAGGGCAAGTTTGAGGATTATCTCGTCATCCTTGCCCTCTGCCAATGCATACTGGTTTTTCGCCGAATCGATATAATCCTGCAGCTCCGGCGCTTCGAACGCCGTTACGAATTTTCTAAGCCGGATCCGCAGCCGATCGATCAGCATCGTTTCATCCCGTTAACTGAACGTGATCTTGATCCCGTAATCCGTGGACAGGATCACGCCGTTGCCCCGGTAATACCAGGCATACGCCTCGGCATCGAGCATGATGTCCTTTTCGGTTTCGGTCCGGAACGCCTCGCGTTCCTGGTGGATGAACCGGCGTTTTGGGATCAGGACGTACACCTTCTTGTCACCGTCCGCGACGTAGGTGGAATCGATTATGTCCGGGACCATGGTCAGCCGCTCGCCCCGGGCGCCGGCGACCAGCGCGTCCTTGACCGCCTGGACGATCGCCGCCAGTTTCTCGACCGGGCAAAGCACGACCGGCGTGACGTTCGGCAGCAGGGTTTTCTTTTTCTTGAGTTCCGCGAACGCCAGGTTAAGCGAGTTGATCCAGGACGTGGCGTAGTCCACGTTGGACCAGCCGGCGGCCGTGAGCAATGCGTACATGTAGGTCGCAAGCGCGTCCCATTGCGCGATCTTCGCCTCGGTGATTATTTCCTCGATCTTCCAGATCTCGTTATCCTCGATCCATTCGCGATGCATGCCGAAGGCCGCGCCCCACTTCAGATTTTTGACGTAACTCGCGGCCTGGGTGATCGTGCCGAGTTTCGGCTTCTCGCCCAGCTTTAGTTCTTCGAAAGTGATTCCCGCCGATGCCTGCTCGTAGGTTTCGCCCGCCTTGTCCGACGTAATGGTGCGGAAAATCTGCATCCACTGGGTATCCGCCGGCACTTCCGGGAAGAATACCTCCTTGCGCTGGATCCCGACCGCGGCGCCGGCCGTGATGTCGCCGGCCGCGATGTATTCACCGACCAGCCGCTTGAGCATATCCGCCGGCGTCTTCGCGATCATCTCCGCGCCGAATCCCCGGGCGCCGGGCGGAATAAGCCGGCCTTCCTTGTCGTAAAATCCCGAGCGCAGGTAATTGGTGATCGCCGCACCGACGATCTTCCGGTTTTCCGGCTTCGCCATTACCTCGCGGAGGATGATGCCTTTTTTAAAGATTCTCATCTTGGTCTCCTTGTTATCGTCTCACGATGATCTGCCACCAGTAGGATTTATTCGTATCCGTTACCGCCGTGGTGGTTATGATCACGCTCGAATCGTCGAGCACGCTGGCCGTTATAAAACCGGCCGTATTGATACCGGTCAGGAAAACCGCCGTGCTTTCCCCGCTGACAGTAAATCCCCGGGCTTTGGAAAAGAGCAGCGTATCCGCCTGATGCAGATCGTTGAACCGGTTCCGGTCAAAATAGATCGTAGTTCCCGGAACCGCACTGAACTTGTTGGGTGCCGTCACGCTGATCACGTCCGCACTAACTACCTGGAGCGCGATCACCATGAAGAACATAATGAAGATTTTTTTCATCGTTATCTCCTGGTTAAGTTGTCCATCTCTTTTGAGATCATCCGCCTTCGGACGGATCTTAATACAGCTCCGGCATGAGATCCACGATCACTGTGGTCGTCCCGTTACCCGACGCCTCGATGACCTTGCCGATCTTCACGCCCTCGTCGTGCTTCTGGACCTTGTTGACGGCCACGAATTCGACGACATCGCCGACGGCCAGCACTTCGGTCGCGGCGTTCTTGGTCAACTGGAACCCGCCGCGATAGTGCAGCATGCCCGCCGCGCCGTTCGCCGTGGTATCCACGACCACGCCGTAGACGAGTCCTTCGTGCACCAGGTCGCCGGCCGCGCGGTCCGCGGACGCCGTAAAGGGTATGGTTCCGACCCAATCCCAGTATTTTTGGTTTTTAGCCACTTTGGCCTCCTTGCCTTGGCTCGACCGGGGTTACAGCAGATCTTCGTTCACGAATTCGGACCCCGGCTTTTTTCCTTCGGCGGCGCCCGTGATGATCGGCATGCCCGGCTTTTCGATCTTGCCCAATTTCTCCTTGACCAGTTTCCAGCTCTCGTCCAGTTTCTCGGTCGTCTCGCCGGTGAGTAATCCGTCCGCAATCTGCCGGACGTTCTCATCCTTGATTTCGGCGAGTAGCGTAGCACGATGGGTATCGAGGATCTTCTTTTTCAGATCGAGATTCTCCTTCTCGAGCGTCTCGGTCTTCTTTTTTTCCTCGTCCCGGTTTTTCTTCTCCTCGTCGCTCTCCTGCATTTCGGATTGCAGGGTCTTAACGAGATCCGGCCGCGCCTGCTTGATTTCCTCAAGTGATAGCGCGTCGATTATTTCTTCTTTTGTCGGTGGCATTGTTTCCTCCTCGTTGCCTTTTTGTTCGCTGCTAACTGCGGTGACTCGGGCGCCCGGTATCCCTTCCATCTTGTCGTTCGCCCAGTCCACGGAAAGCGCTCGGATGTTAAGTATGTCGTAAACCTCGCCCTGCAATTTTTGTTGCATGAAACCCAAAATCGAAGCCGGCATGGGTTTCCCAACCTTGACTGACAGAGCGATCTTTTTGCGCAGGTTGTCCTCTTCCGGCGGCACGTAGCCTTTCAGGTACAGCCATTCGCCGTGAATTGCGCCGCCGATCCAGACCGTCACCGGATTCCGGAATTTGCTGTCGACATCCTCTTTCTTGAGGTGTCCCAGGTAACCAAAAAGCGGCAGTTGCTTTTTTACCTGTTCCAGGTTTTCCATGCTGTAACGCCTCTTATTTCCCGAAACGCCGATTCGCATCGCTTTGATCGTCGCGAAAAACGGCGCCGGATCACCCTCGGTTATTTTTTTGATGTCCACAACCGAATCGATCTGGATGTCCTTCGTAATCTCTTCGCCGCAGAGTTCCGCATCGTCACTAAAAAAAAGCGTCTCGGCATCCGGCGTTTTCTTTGGGGGCGTTTTTAGCATTTCGCCGCAGAATAATCGTTTCATAATTTCCTCCTTAAACAAGCGAGATCCCGTCCAGGTAAATGAACTCACCCGCCGACGGCTTCAAAACCACGTCGGTGTAGGGCAGCATCTGGGAAATGGCGAGTTGGGTGGCGGCATTGGTTATCTTGGCGCCGGAATAATGCGCGTAGATGATGTAATCGGCCGCGCCCATGCCGACGACCGTGCAATGCATGTACAGCCCCTGCATGTATTCCTTTTCGATCTCGAGGCACTTGATTTCCTGCTCGCTGCCGATTCCCGCATACACCCGGTGATCGTCGAGCCGGATCTGGCTGGCTTCATCCGCCCACAGATAAACCGCGACGTTCAAAACCGCATCCGCCGGATCCACCTGGTAAATGAGTTCGGACTTGGCCAGGGTCCCGCCCTGGAGGATCTCAAATCCGGTGGACCGGTCGATCACCTTGACGCCGTCCACCCAGATCTCATATTTGATCGTGTGCGGGTCCACGGCGTCCAGGTTGGTGAAATTCAAATCCACCTTGCCGGCCGCGCGCTTGACCTTGATCTCGTTGCAAGTCGAAGTCTTGGGCGTGTAAGGGATGTTCGCCGCGTAAACGATTTGCGCATTGGTCGGCTTCGTGATATCCGTGATGACCAGCGCGTCCGCGACCGATCCCGAATCGGCCAATCCTAATATTGCTTCCTTGAATGCTAAACTCATACTGAACCTCCTTCGGTCAATTTTTTTGTTGCTGCTTTTTCCTGGTCGACCCGCTCTTTCTCTTTGGCTGGATCGTCGATGACTTCAGGCAAGGCTTTCCGCGCGGACTCGGTCGACATGATTTCCAGTTCCCGCAGCGTCGCCACGGCTTTGGACTTCTTGTCCAGGATGTCCGCCTCCTCCGCCTTGTCCTTTTCGAAAATCACACCCCAGGATATCTCGGAGTCGTAAGTGGTTGATTTTTTGCCGTCGTGATATTCGCGCATCCGGAGCAGGATTTCGTTCGCCTTCTGGAGCGCCTCGGTCCACACCAGCCGCCGGCGCTCGGTCTTGCGCTCGACCGGCGCCCGCTGCTCCTTGGTCGACGCCTGGCTCGAGGGGATATGAACGCCGAGCATGAACTCCGGCGTCTCGGACTGAATGACAAAATTGTAAAAAATCTTTTTCAGCAGTTCGACCGCATTTTCCACGGACCGAGTGGATTCCAAAAACTTGACGTCCGAGTCCTTGTTCGGCAGGAATATTCCCATGCCCGGTTTCCAGCTCTCTTCATCCTCCAGTTTCTGCTGCAGCTCCGTAAAATTTTTGACGCCCTTAAAGATCGGGATCGGCGAGCCGTGATATTCCTCGATCGCCACGCCGTTATCGAGCACGGTCTTGTATTTCTCGGCCATGTCGTAAAGCGCCTCGTCCACTTCGCCCGTGCCGTAAACCTCGTCCGAAAACCGGATCTCGGCCACATGCACGATCGGCAGGATCCCGTAAGGATTATCCCCGCCCTGATCCGTATCCCGGCCGTTGATCCGGATCGTATACTTTTCGGTCGTGATTAATTCCTCGATCGTCGTATCGCCGATTTTGGTTTTGATCGCGTAGCCCATAATTACCCACGGCTTATCCTTATCGAAGACCGGCTTCACCGAACCGGGATGCAATATCTTCATTTTATTTTTATCGGCGGCCGGATCGAACTCGAACGCCAGGTACGTGTTGCCGAAAAGCCCGCCCTCGATCCCGCCCTGTAAAAGGCTGAGCCGGCTCCGGTTCCAGAAGTCGTTTAAATATTCCTGCGCGTCTTCATCCTCGGATGTGATTTCGAACCAGTTAGCGAAAAGGAACGATGCCGAGAGATTGATCACCGGCCGGATGCCCTGTTTCTGCCGATAGGCCTTTTCCAGCGCGTCATAATCGTACTGGTCCAGGGACTTGTTTTTCGGGCTGAAATACTTCCAGATGTCGACCATGTTCTGGCGGACCTTACCCAGGGTCTCGCCGGCCAAAATCCGGGCAATAATACCCTTTTTCATAGCGCCACCTCGTTTTGGGCATCCCACATGCCCTTCATATACGCCCTGTTTGCGCACAAAACCGTGTCAATTTTGGTCAAAACGTTTTTAAGCAGTAAGTATCGGCAGCCGGGCTTAAATCGCCTTAAAATGGCCGGTTTTAGCGTCATTTCTCAGTCCCGATCCCAGCCGGTTGCCGGCCCCGGAGCCGGTTCCACCATTCCATGAAGCCGGCGCCCTTTTTCGGGATCATGCGCGGGCCCAGACTGACGGTCCCGCTTTGGTTGTCTTCCAGGTACTTGGTCGCGGCTAAAGCCGCGTCGCAATGGTGATCGTTCTTCTTCACGATCTTGCCCTCCTTGCCCCGGCGCCAGTTGCTCATCTGGGACAACGTCCGGGTCAGCCGGCGCGGCGCCTTATACCGCTCCCGCTCCATCAAAAACCTTAACCAGCCTGCACCCGTCTCCTTGTACGCGCCGAACACCACTTCATCCACGTCAAAACCTTCGTTCTTCAGATGATTGTTTTCGAAAGGATGCGAGGAATCCGCATAGACCCTGTTCGTTCCGCCCAGGATAAGACTCTGCTCCCGCAGGTATTCCACGATGAGCGGCAGGGCGATCTCGGTGAATTCCGCCGCATCGATGAGCTGCATCAGGTCGCCGAATTGCTGGTAGGAATGAATCGCGGTCATGCCCTTGAAACCCCAGTCGATCCCGAACCAGTGGTTGGCGGTAACGTCGATCCCGATGTCATCGTTGTCGAATGCCAGTTTGACTTTTTCGAGCGGCAGGACCATACCCTCGCCGCTGGGCCGCATGCCCATGTCCTCGACCTCAAACCATTCCCGGGGCGATTCGATGAACGCCTGCCGGATGTTCGATATCGGCAGCCAGCCTTTGCCTTTTTTCGCCTTGCCGCCGCAATAAGCAACGAATTCTTTTTCCCGCTCCTTGATATCCGGCCGGATACCGTAATAATCCGACAGGCAGGTCGCGCAGTCATCCGTGCATTTTTCCGCAACATCGAAGGAATCCCAGCCGTAAAGCCGGTAACCGTATTTTTCATGGTTGTCCACCAGTTCCGCGAACGTCCCGGAAATCTTATGGAAGGTCGAGAGCCTGAGGATGATGCAGGGCTTTGCATCCTTGGCCACTTTAAGCGCGGAGCGGACGATCGCCTCGTCCATTTCCGCTTCCTCGTCCAGGATCAGGAGCATGCCCCGGCCCCTGGCGTGCAGGCCGCGGATCGCCTTGGTCGAAGCCGGCGACGCCTTGATCCAGTTGCCCCACTTGCCCTTGATGATCGTCTTCGTCTCTTCCGGCACGTAATCCACAACCTCGGGCTCGCCGGAAATGTCCTGACAGTATTCGATGGTCCTGAGCGCCTGTTCCTTGGAGCCGGCGACGACGCCGACGTTCCACTGCTTAAAGAAGAAAAAGCAGAACGCGAGGCCCGAGGCGATCTGCGTCTTGCCGCCGGCGCGGCAGGACTTGACCACCGCGTACTGAACTTTTTCGGAAAATATGTCTTTGAATAATTCCTCGATCTTATCCGGGAACCGGTAACCGTATTGCTCCAGGAATTTTATCGGCCGGCCCTGGTATTTATCCACCAGCTGGTCGCGTTTCAGTAGTTCATCTTTGAGCTGCGACAGGGCCTGTTTTTCGGCGCGCTTCGTCGTTCTCATTTGGTTGCCGCTGGTTCTGCAACGCGGCGCTCCGCATCCGGTTTGCTTAATTCCCTATTGATCGTAGCCACGATCTCGTCCTTGTATTTATCGAGGACGATTCCGATTTTGGGATGATCGAAAAGCACTTTTAAAACCTTGTCCAGGACGTCGCCGACCTTGAGCTCCTTATTTGACGGCTGCAACCTCAGGATCAAATTCGTCAGCTGCATGTAGGCCGCGACCGCGCCTTCCTTGGTCCGGAAAATACCGCCTTCCTTGAGTTCCGCGAGGACCTGCTTATGCAGGTCCACGGCCGAGTCGTAAATCTTGGTCAACATCTCGCCCGCCTTCTCGTCGTTCTGATCTTTCACGTCCTCGAGGATCTTGTCCCGGCGGGCTTCCCAGCCTTCGTTCCGCTTCCATTTCAGGAGCGTTTTCTTGTTGACGTTCGTCTCGTCCCGGATCTCGTCGAAGCTCGCGCCCTGGACGTAGAGCTGGAATGCTTTCTCCTTCACGTCGATCGGATAACTCATCGGCTGAGCCCCCAGTGATTAACAGCCTGGACCAGCGCCTTGGCCATGTTGTCCAGGATCTGCGCGTTGTCGTACCACAACTCGTCCATGGGATTCGAAATGAAGCCGCCTTCGAATAGGCAGCCGGGCACAAGATTCGTATTGATCAAGACGGCGAATCCGCCCGGGTATTTATCGGTCTTCGGGTAGATCTCGAAATCGCTCCGCACACAGTTCACCGGATCCGGCCGGATATCCGGGACGGTTTTCAATTCGTCGGCCAACATACTGGCCAACTTGCAACCATCGAGGGATGGGCCATGAAACCAAACCGACCAGCCCTGGGCTTTATTAGACGATACAGCATTGCGGTGCAGGGAAAAGAAGAGATCCGGCTGCCACTCGAGGATCCGGTTGCCCAGGGCCTTGAACGGCTCACCGACGCCCTGCTCGAAAATCTTGACCTCGTAGCCCGCCTGAAGCAGCCGGCTGCACACGAAACCGCCGAAGCGGTTGTTGTCGCTTTCCTCCCGGCTGTACCGGAAATCATTCGTCTTGGCATCGATGCCGTCGATGGCGCCCGGATCGGTCGGCGTATGCCCGATGTTGATCGCGATCTTCATTTTGGTTTCCTCATGTGATCGATCTCGAGCTTCAAGTCGTCCGCCTTATTTTTAAGCGCTTCGATATAGGACTGGGCAATGGAATCGTTCTTTTCATTCTTGAACTGGGCCGTGACGATCCGAATGAGATCCAGGGCATGCTGCTTCTCGCACTCGAGCAGGCGCTCGTATAGCTCCGTGATCTTGATGCCCTGCTGGCCGTTTTCCAGCCACAATTGCCAGATGAGCCAGATCCCGATCGCCAGCGCCGGCCCGACGGTTTTTAAGAGATCCAGGAACTCGGTCATTGTCGGCCACCTTTAAATTTTTACACGCATGAGCGGTTACCGTTCTTGACCCGGTTATTCATGATCATTATCCAACTGCTGGGTGAGTTGGATCTGTGCCTTCAGGAGTTCATCGATCTTCCGGCTCAATTCAAACTGTTTTGCCCTGACCGCACTCTTCAAAAAATTCGGGTCGCGGATCGCTTTCCGGATTTCCCGGTGTTTCGCCTTCACCATGTCCAGTAGCATGTCGCCTTGAGCGATCAGCTCCTCGATCTCGTTGCAGTTGGTGTTGATTTCAGGCTTCCCCACAATAACCTCCTTGTTAGGATTTGATATCCGTGCCTTCGCCCGGATTACTTTTTTTGGCTTTGACATTCGCGTTATGATACCAGCCGGCTAAACCAACCAGGGCTCCGCCCAAGGCCGTATAGGCGGTAACCGAATGATCGGTAAAAATAAAACCGATGAAGGCCAGGATCCCGAAAAACATGCAGACCAGCCATTTCCGTTGTCCGATCATAAATTCTCCTCCTCCGCGTTTCTTAATGAATCCAGATATACGCGGTCTCGTAAATCCAGGTATTTCATCCGCAGGGTATTGTTCTCCATCGTCGCCTGCAGTTTTCGTTGCTGGCGCCGATTCCAGAGCGGCACGCGGATGCCGAACTCCGCGAGTTTTAAAAGCGAATAAATCGCCCAGCCATTCCGCGCCAAATCGTTTTCTCGCGGCGTCGAGTAATGCCGGCGGATTAAGGTGGTGTTGAAGATTATAAGATCCGAAACGTTGACGATAAAAAAAGCGGCCATGTAACGCTTGGCCGGATGCATATTCGGCCACAGGTAATCGATGGGAATCTTCGCAGTCTCAAAAATCGATTCGGTCGTGAGCATCGGCAGCGAGAAATGCGCGAACTCCCCGGATGTTTCCGGCAAGGTGAATCCGCCCCAATTGCCGATTAGAGTGAGAGTTATTAATAAAATCATGGTTGATCAATGCTCCAAACCGCGCCGGTTAGGATCACTGCCAGCAACGTATTGCCGAAGATGATCGCGCCGAATACCACGCAGGAAATCGCGCCCGCCAAGTGAAGCAGGGGCGTGAAAAATGGGATGAGTAGCGGCGCGGAATCCTTGCGGGTTAACATCAGGATCATCGCTTCGGCCATAATAAGTAACGCGCCCAGAAGCCATAATCCGCCGCGCGATATGGCCAGTGACATCAAGATCATTACCGCGAGGACGTTCAACTCCCCGATATGGATTTTTCTAAAACAGCTTTTTATTTCTTTCCACATTTCAACCCCCTTGTTAATTGGTTGTTACCGTTGCGCCCTCGGATATTATATGATTCTTGGCGTCAATGCCCAGTCCCGTCGGTGCGGCATTAGTGCCGGTAAGAGTAATCGCATTCCCCGCCGCCCACACTAAATCCTCATCAAAATCAATCAGTAGTTGATTTATTTCCGCTTCCGATAATCCACCGACACCCGTTGGAACAAAATTAAATGTTGCCGGTTTCGTCGTCCACGTCTTGGTCGTATAATCGGCTACCGTATTGGAACCACTGCAATTGAAATAGGTCAATCCCGCAGGCAGATCGGCCAGCGACCCCGAAACCGTATTGTAACCACTGCAAGCGAAATAGGTCAATCCCGCGGGCAGATCGGCCAGCGACCCCGAAATCGTATTGGAACCACTGCAAGCGAAATAG